ATCTTGCAGATTACGCTCGCAAATATCCAACCGAATATGTCCTTTACAGTCGAAAGTCAGCCGGAGCAGTTGCCAGCCGTCTAGCACCTGCCGGAATCCCTATTTTTGACATGGATCAGGCTTACCCGCAAAGCTGCGACGAGATGTTGTCGGCAATAAACAGCGGCAGGTTGAAACATCGAGGGCAGGCACAATTGACGGAAGAAATCTTGGCAGCTGTGCAGTTGCGTCGAGGCGATGGCGGTTGGGTAATAGGCAGGCGCGCGTCAAATGCAATTGTCTGTGGCAGTGTGGCAACAGCCCTAGTCACGCACTTTGCGACACGCCCAGAGTCAGACCTAGACATCATGGTCGAGTAAGTGGTAAAAGCATCTTAAAATTAGCGCATGGGTTTATTAGATTTCTTTGTACCAAGTTACGTCAAGGCTGCCGTTCCAGCTGTGACTAACGATGTAGAGGCTTCATTGCAACCCTTATATCCGGAAGCCTCTCCATTTTTTGCAATAACCGGAACGACCGCATCACGCACAGAAGCTATGACAGTGCCAACAATTGCACGATCACTTGGCATTATTCAGACTATTGCATCGTTACCTATGCACTGCCGCAACATTGCAACTGGTGAAAAAGTACAAACACCGCGCGTTATTACGCAGCCGGATGTACGCATCGCTGGATCAGTATTTTATGCGTGGCTTATTTCAGATTTATTCTTTCACCCAACAGCCTATGCGCGTGTAACAGATCGTTATGCAGACACAGGACGCATTAGATCTATGGAACGCATTGCGCCGGAGCGTATTACATTTCAAACAAATCAAAACGGCACAGAGATTACCGCTTACCTAATCGATGGCGTTTATGTTGATTTTAACAACCTAGTTGTATTTGCAGGCCAGTCAGAGGGATTACTTGCGCGCGCAGGCCGCACAGTCAAGGCCGCAGCTGCGCTTGAAAAGGCTGCAATGAATTTTGCGGTTGAGCCATTGCCACAAATGATTTTAAAGTCAAACGGCACATCACTGCCAGCAGATCGCGTTGCAAAATTGCTATCTTCATGGCGTACAGCACGTGCAAATAAATCTACAGCGTTCCTCAATGCAGATGTAACGCTTGAAACACTTGGCTTTGACCCTAAGAGCATCCAGCTCAATGAGGCCAGAAATTACGTAGCTTTGGAATTAGCTAGAGCGTGCGGATTACCGGCTTATTTTGTCGATGCACAGCAATCAACATTCACCTACAGCAATGCCCTTGACAAACGACGCGATCTTGTGGACTTTGCATTTAGGAATTACATGGCAGTTTTAGAACAGCGTTTAAGTTTTGCAGATTTTGTGCCAGCCGGTACAGATGTCAAGTTTGATGTAGATGATTTCCTACGCGGCAATCCATTGGAGCGCGCGCAGGTTTACGAAATCCTTAATCGTATTGGCGCAATGTCAGTCGAAGAAATCCGGGAAGATGAGGACATGCTTCTATGAAAATCACAACACCTATGCTGATTACAGCTGCGGATTCAGAGTCACGCACCATTACTGGTCAAATCGTGGCATTTGACGTAGTTGCAAACGCATCAACTGGCAAGGTTTTATTTGAGTCAGGATCGATTGAGCCTGCGTCAGTAAAACTTAATCTTGAGCATGATTCTGCGCGTCCTATTGGTCGAAGCATTGACATGAAGAAGCACAAAGATGGCATGGAAGCCACATTTAAAATTAGCCAAACATCAGCCGGCAATGACGCACTTGTCGAGGCGATGGACGGCCTGCGCGACGGATTTAGCGTCGAGGCAGAAGCGACAGAGTTTGCTTACAACGAAGATGGCACAATGGTAGTAAGCGCAGCACAGCTTGTAGGTGTTGCACTTACACACAACCCAGCATTTGATGCAGCACGCGTCGAGCGCGTAGCAGCTACAGAAGCCGAAGAAGATTCTGCACCAACAATAGAGGATGCAGATGCCCAACCAACAACAGAAGGAGACGAAGTGGAAAACGCCGTCACAACCGCGGAAGCCGTAGAGTCGGTCGAAGCCGCAAAGTCAGTAACAGCAACTGCAATTGGAGTTGCTTACACAAAGCCACGTTTGGATTTTTCAGCGCCTAAGCACTTGGAAATGACAATTAAGGCAGCATTAGGATCAGAGGAAGCGCGCGCGTATGTAGCGGCCGCAGCTGACACAACAGACAACGCTGGCCTTATCCCAACACGCCAGCTCACAACAGTCATCAACGGACTTGCTAACAACACACGTTCAGCAATCGATGCAATCTCTACAGGCGTATTGCCAGATGCAGGAATGTCTTTCGAAATTCCTAAAATCACAACACTTCCAACAGTTGCAGAAACAGCTGAAGCTGGAACACCATCTAACACAGATCAAGCGTCATCATTTGTCACTGTGACAGTCAAAAAGTATGCCGGACAACAGCAATTTTCTGTAGAACTTTTTGATCGTTCATCACCACTATTTATTACAGAATTGATGAACAACATGGCAGCGCAATATGCAGCCGCAACAGACAAGGCTGTTTACACAGCACTTGCAACAGGCGCGACAGCAGATTCAACAACATTGACAACATATCCAACAGCATCAGAATTGCTTGGTTTTGTATCACGCGGCGCTGCATCTGTTTACACAAATACACAAGGTTTTGCTCGCAACATTTTGTGTAATACAAGCCAATGGGCAAACTTAATGACACTTAACGATTCAGGCCGCCCAATTTACATGGCTGCCCAGCCTTCAAATGCTGGCGGAGTTGTACGTCCAGATTCTATCCGCGGCAACGTGGCTGGTCTCGATCTTTATGTTTCTGCAAACGTCGCATCAGCGCAAGACACAGACAAAGATGATTCAATGATGATCATCAACCCAACTGCTTACACATGGTACGAGTCACCAACTTATCAGCTACGTGCTGATGTCATTGCTTCTGGTGAAATCCTTGTAGCAATGTACGGCTATGGCGCAATCGCAACCAAAATTGGTGCGGGCGCATTTGGTATCAACAAGACCTGATCCATAACCACAAACTAATCATCGGGTAGTGCGCTCCCGCGCTACCCGAGCCGAACGAAAGGTAAACTCATGCCCAGCATTGTCACAGCAGCCCAGTTGCGATCAGTGCTGGGCGTGAGTTCATCCTTGTACAATGATGCCTATCTAGATGAAATCATCAACACTAGCGAGGCCGTAATTTTGCCTATGCTGGTGGCAAACGTTTCAGCCATCAATGCTTACAAGCTGACATCTAACGTCGCTACTTATTACACAGAACGATCACATTATTTTGTAACTGGTCAATCAATTGTCGTTACCGGCTTACCTGCACCATTTACTGCAACAGTTACAGTTGTCGATACAAATTCAACACTTGATGCTTCACTTGGCAATTTTTACTTTACAGCGGCAATTACAAACGCAGATGTGACCTTGCGACCAATTGTGCCAACAGGCCGCGCCACACTTTCAGGCTATTCAGCTGCACAAATTTATGCAGGCAATGATGCAATTGAATCAGCTATTTTGGCAGTTAGCGTTGAGGTATTTCAGTCACGCGTAGCTGCCGGTGGACAGATCGAGGGCGTGGACTTTACAGCTACGCCGTATCGAATGGGTCGCAGCTTGACCAACCGAGTATCAACCTTGCTTATGCCATTTCTAGATGTTGAGACAGTGTGTCAATAAATGCCAGCATCAACAATCCTTAGTCAAGTACGCACACCTTTAGCCACAGCCCTAGCGAGCGTTGCAGGCAATGTGTACAGCTATGTGCCTGAAACCATCATCCCACCTGCCGTAGTAGTTGTGCCGGATACGCCATATCTTGAGCTTGAGACAATCAACAAAACTACGCTGCATTGCAAAATCAATTTTACTATTTCAGTCGCGGTTGCGTATAACAGCAACCCAGCATCGCTTGACAATATCGAGCAGCTAATCATGAGTGTGCTGGCAGTGATCCCAGTTGGGTACGTTGTCAGCGTGGTCGAAAGACCAACAGTTACACAAGTTGGAGCATCGACTCTGCTAATCGCTGATGTTCGAGTTTCTACCTACTACACACAAACAACATAAGGAGACATCATGGCAACAACAGTAATCACCGGCCGCGATATTTCTTTGTCCTTTACTGGTGGAACGGACATCGAAGCACAGGCCACAAACGCGGTACTTACAAAAGTATTGGATCGTCAGACCTATCAGACACTAGATGGCGAGGCGTACAAGACCACCAACGTCACAGCTACCTTCCAGCTAGACATGCTTGCAGACTGGGGCAAAGTCAATTCAGTATGTGAGGCAATTTGGACAGCCTGCGACACCGCACCTGATACAGACATCACAATCTCATTGACAGCTGCAACAGGCGCAGTGTTTTCATTTCCTATCAAGCCGTCATATCCAACAGTCGGTGGATCAGGTATGGATGCACAGACAGTGTCATTTACTTTCCTTGTGTCAAATGGCGCAGTGACAGAGACATTTAGCTAAAAACAAACGACGGGAGCAAAGAAATGCAACAGCATATAACAATTAAATACATAGATGGATCAGAAGCAACCTACATGGTACGCCCGCCTGATTACGCACGCTGGGAGATGACCACTAAAAAGGTCATCTCTCAGTTTGGCGGCATGTGGGATATTTTGTACGTGGCACACCTAGCTATGAAGCGCGACGCAGGCAGTAAGCCAACCAAGCCATTTGACGCATGGATGGAATCAGTCAGCGATGTCGAGGTAGGTGACACAGACCCAAAAGCCATCCCAGCGGAAGCATCAGCCGACTCTTAATCGAGTTGGCAATTGCCACACAAATACCGATGGTGCATTGGCAAACCGCAGAGGATATTTTAACCGCAGTCGAAGTTTTGGAAGCGAGGAACAAGTGAGCGATCCTATTGCCCTTGACCAAACTGAACTGCGCGCAGTGTTTAAGGCATTAAAGAACCTAGACGAAGCAGGGCAAGAAGAAGCTAAACGCCAGTCCGGTAATTTGGCTGATTACGCACGCGGTGAGATCATTCAAACTGCGAACGGCCTACAAAGTCGCAAGGTAGCCGGACGCATTGCACAAGGGTCGAAGGTAAAGAAGTCGAGCCGCATTGGTGAAATAACCTACGGATTTGCATCACAGAAATTTAGCGGCGGGGCAACCACGCGCGCTATTTGGGGCGGGTCAGAATTTGGTTCAAATAAGTATAAGCAATTTCCAGTGTGGTCAGGCCGTCAAGGTCGAGGGTCAAAGGGCTGGTTCATTTATCCAACGCTACGCAAAATCCAGCCGGAGATTGTAGAACGCTGGAGCGCAGCATTTAGCAAGATATTGAAGGAGTGGGGCTGATGGCTACAGGTACACGCGCATTAACGCTTAAGCTATTAGCCGACGTTGATAACTTTACAAAGAACCTTAAATCAGCCGATACCGAGGTCAAAACCTTTGGCGATAAGGTTGGCGATTTTGGCAAAAAAGCCGGAC